GGCGTCGCGGCGGGGGCGGTGGCCGTCGGCGTGGTGACGATCGGGGTGACGCTGACGCGGTCGGCGGCGGCGCGCCGCCGCGCGGGAGGCCCCCGCGCCACGTCGGCACCCTGACGGTCCGGGGGCCGCGTCGACACCTCGGGTGGAGACCCTGCCGGACTCGCCGGGCCGTGTCCGGCACGACGCGGCACCTCGCGGGTGCTCCCGCGGGCTCGGGTGGACGGTTGCGACCGACACGCCGTCGGCGGGTCCGCGCGAACCTTCCACTCATGGGGCCGGGGCCGGGGCCGGGGGCCGGGGAGAGGGCAGGTCCGCGGCGCGGGATGCCGGGGGCGCGACTCATCTGGGTGTGGACGCGCGTCGGCCGGTCGCCCAGCGTCGGGCGGATGGAAGGCGAGCTGCAGCGCGTGGTGGGACGGAACGTCCGGCGGATCCGTGAGGGTCGCGGGATCAGCCAGGAGGTCCTGGCGGACGAGATCGATGTGCACCGCACGTTCCTGGGGAGCGTGGAGCGGGGCGAGCGGAACCTGACGATGCAGACGGTCGAGCGCCTCGCGCACCGGCTGGGCGTGCCGGTCGTCGCGCTCCTCGATGCCGGCCCGCGGACGACCTCGTCGGGCTGACGGCCCTGTACCTGGACCGAGGTCCCACCAGCACACGTGCCGCCGGTGCTACTCATAGGTCTGTAGACAGTTAAGTAGCGAGGCCCGGACCGTGTGCGGGTGGAAGGTGACCTGCAGCGAGTTGTCGGTTCGCACGTGCGGCGCGTCCGGATGGAGCGCGGCATCAGCCAGGAGGAGCTCGCGGACGCGCTCGGCTACCACCGCACGTACCTCGGTGGCATCGAGCGGGGCGAGCGGAACCTCACGCTGCGCTCCGTCGAGCGGCTGGCCGACCGGCTCGCCGTGGATGTCCGGCTCCTCCTGGAGAAGTCCGAGAAGTCCGAGATGTCCTGACGGCCTCACCTGTGGACGAGCGTCCTTCGATGTCGGTGCCCCCACCCATGGTGGTCCCACACGAGGGGCGCCGCTCCGGAACTCCTCGCGAGACGAGTCGAGGAGGAGCCGTGGGAACGAGTGACGACCGGCCGGACTGGCAGCTGGAGGCGTGCCTGTCCTGTTAGTTTACCACCATGCAGCCCGTCGCCGTCTACGTCCGTATCAGCGAGGACCCCACAGGCCGTGGTCTGGGCGTCGAGCGCCAGGAACGTGAGTGCCGGGAGGTAGCCGACCGGCTGGGCCTGACGGTCGCTGAGGTGTTCACGGACAATGATCTGTCAGCCACGTCAGGCAAGAAGCGGCCCGCGTTCGAACGGCTCCTGGCGAGCCCGTACGACGTGTGGATCGTCTGGCACCTTGACCGCCTCGTGCGCGTCTCACGCGACCTAGAACGGGTGCTGGACCGGGGCGTCACCGTGCACGCTGCGACCTCTGCCGGGGCGCTCGACCTGTCAACGCCGACAGGTCGCATGAACGCCCGGATCGGCACCGTGGTCGCCACGTTCGAGGGAGAACACAAAGCCGAGCGCCAGCGAGCAGCGAACGCACAGCGGGCGCGTGACGGGCTGCCTCAGTGGTCGGCCCGGCCCTACGGCTTTGAGCGCGACGGCACACACCGCCCGGATGAGGCTGCCCGGCTCCGGCAGGCGTACGCGGACATCATCGACGGCAAGTCCCTGTCGGCTGTGGGCCGCGACATGGGCATGAACCCGAGCAGCGCGCGGTACGTCCTGCTGCACCCCAGGAACATCGCCAGGCGGGTCTACAAGGGCCAAGACGTAGGCCCGGCTACCTGGCAGCCCGTTGTGCAGGTGGAGACGTTCAACGCCGCTGTGGCTGTCCTGACGAACCCTGCCCGCAACGCCGGGGGACGTACACCTAAGTACCTGCTGGCGGGCATCGCGTACACACCCGCTGGCGACCGTGTGCGGACCACCAAGAACCGAGCCCGCAACCGCCCCGCCTACCGAGGTCCCGGCGCACAGCGAGCCGTGGCTGTGGTGGATCAGTATGTGTCCGCGTGGACCGTGAGCCTGCTGGCGATGCCGGGAGCCCGCGAGGTGCTGACCGAGCGCGAGGGTCCGGACATGGACGCACTGCGGGCTGAGCGTGCCGACCTGATGGCGCGACGCTCCGAGTGGCTGACGAGCGGGATGCGCCCGGCTGACGTAGCCCTAGCCCTGGCACCGCTGGACGCCCGTCTGAGCGAGGTTGAGGCGGCGTTGGTAGACGGCACCCGGGCTGACGTGTTCGGGGACCTATGGGACGAAATTCACGACCCTGACACAGCGCCGACCGAGCGGTTCGACGCACTGCCCCTGCACAGGCGACGGGCGATCATCGAAGCGCTGTGGGCTCGCATCACGCTCAGGCCAGGCAGCGCACAACCCCCGGTCGAGATGGTGCCCACGGGGCTCGCTGAGCGCATCATCAGCGACACCGACCGCCAGATGAGCGACAGGCTGACCGATGCCCGGGATCGCCTCGCGACGGTCCGGGACATGCGGTTCCGCGTCAACCCCTGAGCGTTACCCCACCGAGGGCATAGGACTGTCGCTGCCCGGAAACAGGTACTTCCACACGTCATCCACGGAAGTCCCCTCGGTCACGTCAATCGTCACTACGTAGCCTCCTGGCGCGACCAGTCGCACCGTAGAGCCCACGACCTCCGCATAGACAACCTGATCCAGGTTGACCGCCGTGGGCTTGCCCGAAACGTTCATGAGCCTGTAGTTAGCCATGCACTGACGCTAGCGAGCCTGTCAAGGCACATGGCGAGACCCCCGAATCGACTCATTGGCGGAGCGTCCGGGGGTCTGTGCTAGGTCCTACTTCCAGTACCAGCGAGCGGGGTTCGGACCTACTGCGGGTTCCTCGCGCACGTCAGGGTGCTTACGCAGGTACTTGGACATCACGCGACTCTTGTTCTGCCCTGCCAGACCTGCCGCGCTCATGAACGCATCGGTCGTCATGCCGTCCGTCAGGAACTCTTCAGTGACGGTGATGGGGTCGGTGTTCACGGACGCCGCCCGTGCCAGGACCAACGATGCATCCTGCGAGGTCAGATAGAGGCCCCGTAGGGTCTCGTTCATGGCGTCGCGGCTCTTGCCGCCGTGCGACACCTCCGTGCTCAGCGCGAGGTAGGTGTCCGCCTCAGAGTCGTCAGCGGCCTTGAATTGAGAATCGACCCACAACGTCATCACTGTGTCTACCGAGCCCTTGAGCGCGGAAGAACCGCGCAGTACGGGGCATGTGCTGTCCTCGCTGGACTTCGTAGGGTGTGTCACGAACAGCATTGCGGCTGTGTCTGAGACGGTCCGGGCTCGGTTGAGCACGAGGGCATTCATAGCGGCGTCGTCCTCGCTCGCTACACCTGAGACAGCATTGTAGGTGTCCCAGATTACGAGGCTCGGATTGAGCCGTGTCGCAACCTCGCGGATACGTGCAAGGCTCTCATCGTTGGAGATATTGGCCCCGTTGATGAACGACACGCGATCCTTGATCAGCGCGGGGTCAACGCCATTGACGGCACACCAGGCTTGCAGACGGGCACCGAAGCCCGACAGCCCCTCGCCCAACACAAACAGCACGGTGCCGGGCTCTGTGCGCTTACCAAGCCAGGGACGGCCTTGCGTGAGGTTCAGGGCCATGTCCACATAGGCGAACGTCTTACCTAGGTTGGAACGACCTACTAGGAATGCCGTGCCACCAGCGGGCACAAGATCCTGCACAGTCCATGCCACGTCAGAGCGAAACAGGTCATCCCAACCTAGTTCGACGGTGCCCGTAAAGTTCTCACTCGCAAGCCGTCGTGCTGCTTCCTGCTTGGCGCGTAGGCGGTTGTATTCCTGGTCCGTAAGGGCGTCTAGCGTCGCCTCACCGACCAGCGTGTCCAGCGCGCTCACTTGGCACCGCCTAGTAGGGCGCGGAATTCGGCCCACGTCAGCGGGGGAGCGGCAGGGCTGGCGTTGCCCACCATGTTCCGGAACGTGGCAATCTTCAGCGGGTTGCCGTTCGCCTCCCACAACGCCAGAGACTTAGGTGCGCGGGCACGGGTGAAGTTCCATTCACGCCGTAAGCCTTCCCACAGGTCCGACCACTCATCCTCTGTGGCTTCGGACCAATCACGATAGTGCAGCGTGTTGAAGTCGTGAGTCAGGCGGTCGCGACCCCAGAGCCGCTGCCAGAACTGCGGGAACGAACGCCCCTCGGACAGATCGTTGACTAGCAGGTCGAGGATTCCTAGCGACCGTACTAGTCGGTCCTGGCGCTTCATCTCATCTGTGTACTGCATCTTTACTCCTTCGATTGTGTGACACGCTCCCCGACTTCCGGGGCGAATGTATCTATCTTACCAGGTTTCGGCTTCCCGTGTTTTGCCTGTACATCGGCGATGTACACTCACGGCCCACGTGGCTAGCCGTACTGATACAGCGGTACAAACACTAACTAAGAAGTGTAGGTATCACTGGTATCAGTACCACAAGCCGGATTGCGCTCATGCCACAGATGCCAACGCATGTCAAGTCAAATCGTGATAGAATTGAGGCATAGCAACAAGCACACCTAGAAGGGCATAGAACAATGAGCGGAGACCCCTCACTAACTGAGAAGGTCGAATACCTACGAAGCATTGAACGCCTGTTCGGTGGGGCGGTAGCCCTCACCACTGCGGCAGAGCAGCTAGAGCGCACGGGTGAGCGGCAGGACGTAGACCTAGCCTTCGTGCTGGACCACCTGCGGTACTCAGCCGCTGAACTCGCCGGGGCAGCCCGGCGGGCACAGTGACTCGGCGGGACGCGAGGAGAGGCGCGTGGCTGCCGTTATCGTCCGAATCGACACCAGTGACGTATCCAGCGTGGGGCTGTGCCGGGTCTACGCATGTGGGTGGCGCATCGTCACCAACAGCGAGGCCAGCACACGCGAGGCACTGGCTCGTCACTCCTGGCACGCGCATATCAAACGCGAGGACCAGCACGCCGGGTTCTTTCGGGACGCCCGGATGCGTACCGATCGCAAGTTCCAGCGGTGCGATACGTGCGGCGAACACATCTGGTACCACTCCGGCCCTCAACGGTGTGACGACTGCTTGGTTCGATGAGTCGGACGTCACCGTGTTGGTCGGCTGCGGGGCATGTGCCGGGTGGCGCGTGCTGGTAGCGGACAAGGCCGCTGCTCGCCGGGTGTTCGAACAGCACGCCCGCAACGTGCACGACTCAGAAGTCCTGTGGTGCATGGACTGCGGCACGAAGCCCGTTACCCGGCGTGCACGGGTCTGCCGGTCATGCAACGCACGGGCGGCGGCGAAGGCCCGGTGGTCCAAGTGATCACCTCATCGTGGGGCGGGTGCCTCATTCGGTGCAGCGATTGCGGCTGGCACCGCTGGCGCTGGTCAGCCAACGGGTCCTGTGCCTCGCTGTACCTGCACAAGGCGGTGGCACATGGCTAGCGGGAACGGTCGATGGGCGGGCAGGAAGGTATCGACAGCCCGGGCGTACTGGGCACGGCTGCTACCCCAACCGTGCGCGTTGTGCGGGGGCGTGGTGGATGGGTCGGTGCCCTGGGTGGTGGAACACCTGGTGCCCCGGATGTACGGCGGCACGGACAGCGTGACGAACCAAGGTGTATCGCACAGACGATGCAGTGATCGGCAGGGTGGACAACTCGGGTCGAAGGTAACCAACACGAACAGCGAGAAGGCAGAGCAACGGATGAGTGACGAGCGTTCACGGGGGATCAGACGATGATTTTTAGAGATCGCGTGATAGCCCGCGCTTGCCTGCCCCTCCTTTTCTCTCTCCGTCCGGTCAAGATCGGTGGCGAACATGGCTGAACCGACTCACCTATCCCCGTATCCGGCCGATGTAGACCTGTCTCGGTACGAACTCGGTTTGCGGCTCCTGGGCCTAGGGGCAACCCCACAGGGTGAGCACGTCGCAAGCGTGCTTGAAGCATCAGACGACGATGGATGCCCCGTATATGAGACGGCGGTGGTCCTCATGCCCCGTCGATCTACCAAATCCACGAGCATTTGGGCGGTCCTGCTTGGGCGCTGTGCCGAGATTCCGGGCTATCGCGTGGCTGCTACCGCACAGGACGGCACCCGCGCCGGTCAGAAGATGCGGGAGGTTATGCGCACGCTTGAGGCGGCAGGCTTCGAGGACAGCGGGCTCGGCATCCTTGAGTGGAGCAACGGCCGCGAGGCGATCCAATTCGCCAACGGCTCGCGGTTCTGGACCGTCAAGCCTGCGGCCTCTGCATTCCGATCGGAGGCGGCAGACGCGCTGCTGTTCGATGAGGCGGGCGAGTTGGATGCTGCTAAGTCAGAAGACCTGATGTCGGGTGCGCTGCCGCTGACGGACACCCGTCCGCTCGGTCAGGCGATCATCGCCGGGACGCCGGCCGAGTCACGAGCGGGCATGTTCTGGGACATGCTCACGGAAGCCCGTCAGGGCTCGGGCACGGGCATCGTGGACTACAGCATTCGGGACAGCGAGTCCTCTGTGCTGGTCGATGACGAGGGCAACATCTCTCTCAATGAAGACGTGCTACGTCGTGTGCACCCGGGCATCGGGACGTTGACGACTATGTCGAAGATGCGTAAGCGGTTCGGGCAGATGGGCCTACCGCAGTTCGAACGCGAGTACCTTTGCCGATTCCCCAGGACGGCACGTAACGCGGCGCTCGACGTGGACGAGTGGGCTGCGGCCGGTGTGCCGGAAGCGCAGTGGCCCGAGCGTCCCGAGCGTATGGGTCTTGCGTTCGACGTGGACCCCAACGGCGCTAGCGCATCCGTGGTGGGTGCCTGGCGCGATTCTGACGGCGTAGCGCACGTCGAGATGCTGGGACACCTGCCCGGCACGAACTGGGTCGCTGCACGGGCCTATGAGCACTGGAAGACCCGCACGCGCTACGCCATCGCGTATGACGGCATCGGCGCGAACGCAGACCCCGCGAACCAGTTGGGTAAGTGGACGCGGCCAACGCCGAAGTTGCACCGGCTGACGACTACCGACGTGCTGGCGGCTGCACAGCGGTTCGCCTCAGAACTGCACGAAGGCCGGGTCAAGTGGTTGGAGACGCAGAGTGACCTAGACGCTGCCGCCGGTAACGCCTCCTGGCGCGATGTCGGCAAGTCCGGGCGTGCGTTCGGACGCATCGACACCACGGCTAGCGGAGCACCGATCAACCCCCTTGTCGCCGCGTCTCTGGCGTTGTGGGAATACGATCAGACCCGAGAGCGCAAGAAGTCCACATTGGTTTAGGACGCGTATGCTGACGCCCATTACTGGCTATAATTGTAGTAATGGGCGTCCTCTCTTTCCTCGGTTTCCAACGGTCCGCTAGTCTCCTAGAGGCGGCGGCTGTTTCCGCGCCTACGACTGCCTCCCAGGGCCTGACCACGTACGCCTCCCCGTGGTCAGGCCCCTCGCATCTGGTCCCGGCATTTGTCAATGATGACATCTGGGGCCTTGACACCTCGCCGGTTGACCGTAGCGCTGCCTCCCAGGTGCCCGCCGTCGCAAAGGCCCGTGACCTCATCGTTGAGACAATGGCTCGGATGCCGCTCAAGTTCTTCAAGGATGGCGTTGCACAGCAGGCACCCTCGTGGGCTGTGCGGACGGACTCCAATGTCTCGCCGCGCATCCGCATGGTCTGGACGCTGGACGACCTCTTCTACGACGGCTATTCGCTGTGGGCGACTACGCGCGGTGCCGAAGGTCAGATTCTCGACGCCACCCGTGTGCCGTCCTCGGGCTGGCGCTTCAATGGCGATGGTGAGGTTGAGGTCTACTACCGCGAAGGCGGCTGGAAGGTCGCTGACGCTTCTGAGGTGCTTCTGTTCCAGAGCACCCGTGACGGTCTGTTGACGAGCGCTGCGAACACCATCCGCGCATATCGCGACCTAGAGCGGGCGTGGCACAGCCGCACCGCCAACCCCTCACCGACGACCGTTATCACGCCTCCCGCAGACGTGGACGTCGAAGAAGATGAACAGATCGACATTAAGAACAAGTATTTGCAGGAGCGTAACCGCCCGGGTGGTCCCGTCGCGGTGATGCCCGCTGGGTGGACGCTGGAACTGCGTTCCGCTGACGGCCTGGACCTGTTCGAAGAAGGCCGTAACGCGGCCGTCCTAGAGGTCTCCAGGTTCTCAGGTGTTCCTGCCGCCCTGCTGGACGCGTCCAACACCAATGCGTCCTCGGTCACCTATGCCAACACCGCGACTGAGCGGTCCTGGTTTATCGACTACACGCTACGTAACTGGGCGCTTGGCATCGAAGAGCGCCTAAGCATGGATGACGTAGTTCCTCGCGGGTGGTCTGTGCAGTTCGACTTCTCCGCTCTTACCACGATCCCGGACGCCGGGCTCAACGCTCCACAAGAGGATTGATTATGACTGAATCCCTGCGGGCGTTTGGCTCGCTGCTAACCGCCTCCACCGATGACCGAACCCTGACGTACAGGCTGCTGCCGTTCGGTGAGGCCGGGCGCACCAACCGGGGCAAGATCGTTGCCTCTAAGGGTGTCCTCACGCTGCTGTCTCCCGAAGAGATGCAAGCGAACCTAGAGCACGACGCGACCCGTCCTGTTGCCAAGTTCGTCTCATTGGATGAAGCCGATGACGGCATCAACGCCACGCTGCGTGTGCTGTCCACCACGGCCGGTAACGACCTGCTCGTGGAAGCCTCCGAGGGTGTGCGCACCGGCATCTCTGTCGAGATCGAGGAGCCGGTCATCAAGGCTGGCGCTCTGGTCGGCGGCACCCTGACCGGTGCGGGTTTTGTGACCCGCCCTGCATTCCCCTCCGCTCAGCTAGTAGCCGCCGACGCAGGGGAACTCCCCGCCGATGGCGTAGACGCCGTGCGTGAGGCCCTACAGAACGCTCTAGACGTGCTTGGTGAGGCTGTTGTGCCCACCGAACCCCAGACTCCCGAAGCCACCCCGGCCGAGGACGAAGCCGCTCAGGCGGCGGACAAGGAGAACAACGTGACGACTCCAGTCACCGCCGCCGCCCCCGTTGGCGCTCCGGCTAAGAAGACCGCCCCGAAGACTCTTCTAGAGGCAGCGCAGGTCGCTGCTGATGCCTTCCGCAAGGGCGGCGAGGGCGCGCTATTCGCTGCGCTCACCAACATCGTTCACGATGACGGCGACAACGACGGCGACGGCCTCGGCGAGATCACCGCCGCCCCCGAGTGGCTTGGCGAGGTCTTCCGCAAGGCCCCGTACCAGCGTCGCTATATTCCGCTGGCCGCTCAGGGCACCGTCACCAACTGGCGGATGCAGGGCTTCAAGTACACCGGCACGCCGGTTGTGCAGCCGTACGCGGGTAACAAGGCCGAGATTCCCACCTCCGGCATCACTGCTGCGCCGTACGCGCTCATTCCCGAGCGCTGGGCCGTTGGTGCGGACATCGACCGTCGCTTCATCGACTTTGGCGACCAGGCCGTGCTACAGGCGTGGTTCGAGTTCGCGGTCAACTCCTACCTGAAGGTCACTGACGTTGACTTCCGGGACTTCCTCATCACCGAGGCCACCGAGGTCACCCCTGGTACCGTTCCGACCGGCGTCAGCCCGGTTGCTGCGGCCATCGTTGACGGTGCGCTTGACATCATCTCCAATGACCTGAACCCGACGTTCGCCATTGTCGGTTCGGACCTCTACCGCGACTATGCGCTCACCCCCAAGGACCAGCGCACCGAGTTCCTTTCCGAGTCGGCCGGTCTGACTGAGGGTGCCGTCGCGGGCTTCCGCGTCCTGCCGTCGTCTGCTGCCGCGTATCAGAGCAAGGTGCTGGTCGCTGACGGTTCTGCTGTTCGCTTCCGTGAGTTGGCCGGGTCCCCGATCCGCGTTGAGGCTGAGCACGTCAGCCACGGCGGTAAGGACATCGGCCTGTTCGGCTACTCCGCCAATGAGGTTCTAGAGGACGACGGCCTCGTAGTCGTTGACCTGACGCCTGCGGGCTGACCAATCTCCGACGCGCGGTGTGTTGTGCCCTCCGCGCCGCGCGTCGGACTTCAATCTTTCGAAAGGTGGTGACGGGCAATGGCTGAAATCGGTTGGGTAGACACTGAGACCGACCTGGACACGTCCTGGCCCGACGCCATCAATCTAGATGTCGAGACGCTGGGAACGCTGCTACAGGCGGCGTATGAGCAGTGCCTGGCGTTCCTGCCGCACAAGCGGGTTGACGGGGCGTTGGTGCCGAACGTACCGACCCCCGTCCCGTCCCGGTACCGCATGGCACAAATCATGCAGGCCCGGGCGCTGTGGCGTTCTACCAAGGTCGAGAGCAATAACAACATGGGAAGCGATGACTTCCCCGTGACGGTATTTCCCATGGACTGGACCGTCAAGAACCTCCTACGGCCGAAGAAGTTGGGGCGGATTCTCTGATGGCGCTACGTGACCCGCTTGTGCAGGTGCTGACCGATGGACTGCCTGACTACACGGTGGTACCTAATGACTTGCCGGATGTTGTCTCACGTAAGTCAATCGCGGTCTACACGCGCCGCCTGGAACTGCTGCCCCAGGCTCCCGGGGCGGTCTATTCCCTACAGCACTTCGTCATCGTCGCGAGCCCGCTAGAGGACTTCGACAAGGCTGAGGACGAGCGGGACGCGATGCTCCTGGATGTGCTCGGGGTGCTTTGGTCAGACGACCCGGTGTGCGTCATTCAAAACGCCGAGGTCGCTTCCCTTGGCGATAAGGTAATCGCTTGGCAAATTGAAGTCACCCGCGCGGTGCAAAAGGAGAACTGATTATGGCCGTCTTGAATGTTCAGCCCCTTGTGCTGAAGAATGTGGAACTACTCATCGGTACCGGTACGCCGGATGACTTCCGTAAGCACGTCTCTAGTGTCGCTTTCACTCCCTCAGCCTCTACGGTTACGTGGACTGGCCTGGGTTTGAACACGTTCACTGACGTGTCTACGGCTACGTGGACCTGCGACCTGACGTTTGCACAGGACTGGGCGAGTGCGAACAGCCTGTCCCGCTTCCTGTACGAGAACGAAGGTGAGACGGTTCCGGTCTCCTTTACCCCGAAGGATGGTGGTCCCGCGTTCACCGCTAACGTCTCGATCACCCCGGGCGCAATCGGTGGTGCTGTCGGTGCCGTTTCAGAGTCCACTGTCTCGCTGGGCTCCGACAAGCCCGTTCTAGTACCGGCTGCCTGATGTGCTGAGCGTCAACGATTCGGCGGAGTTGAGGGCGGCTGTGCTCGCTGTCAAGGCTGCTAATCGGACGCTCCGCTCAGACATCAACCGCGAGACGGTGCGGGTGGGTAACACCATCTGGCGTCCGGCTATTGCTGCCAACCTCCGTACCCCCGCCGATGCGGCTGTGCTGAACAAGGGGGTCCGTGTCAAGGGTGGCAACCCGCCTATGGCAATCGCAGCCAACAGCCGTCGCAAGATCGGTAAGGCCGGACCGACCGTTGCTGAGGCATGGCCGTGGTTTGAGTTCGGTGCCAACCGGAACAAGATCACGACATACAAGCGTCGTAGCCCCAAGGGCAACGTACACAACGTGACACGGCACACAGCCCGCCAATTGCCCGCCCGAGCAAAGTCGGGGCGTGTCGTCTACCCCGCCTTCGCCGATGTAGCACCTCGCATGGCAAGTCTGTGGGTCCAAATGATCGTCGCTAAGTACAACGAAGCGTTTGAAGGAAAGAGAGGTTAGTCCGTGGCCGGTATCAATTTGACGTTCGCGGCTGACACTCGTTCATTTCTGTCCGGTGCCGCCAAGGTTGAGGGCGGTCTAGAGGACGTCGGGGACAGCCTCGACAGTCTGGCCGCTGAGGCTGCCCGTACCTCTAGCAAGGCTGGCAACAGCCTGGAAGACATCGGCAAGGAAGCCCGACAGGCCGGGGATAAGATCGAGAACTCGATTGAGTCTGCTGTGCGGGATACCTCGCAAGAGGCCGAGAAACTGGAACGCAAGTTCCGGGATGCTTTCGATGAAGTAAAGAGCCAGTCAAAGAAGGCCGGGGACGACATTGGAGACAATGTTAAGCGCGGCACAAAGGACGCTGAGGGCGGTCTAAAGGAGTTCGGGGACGAAGCCAACTCCACAGCCCGCGAGTCTGCTGCATCCTTCGATGGTTCGGCTGACTCCATCGTGGACGCGTTTCAGGAGACCGCTGCCAACGCCTTTGCTGGGTTCGGCCCTGCTGCGGCTCTTGCGGGTCTGGCGATGGCCGCTGGTATCGGGGCGCTGTGGACCTCGTTCACCGAGAACGCAGAGGCTGCCGAACAGCGAGTGCAGGACATGTACGACGACATGCGCGAGAGCGGTGCTGCCTTCCTGTCTGAGGAGTTCATCTCCGAAGCCATCAGCGACATCATCAAAGGCGTAGACGGAGCGGCCACGTCGCTCGAAGACGTGAAGGACCAGTCAGAACGTACGGGTGTCTCGGTAGCGACGCTCCTACGGGCGTGGGCGGGCGATCAGGAAGCCGTTAACGAAGTCATCGGACAGGCGCAGGGGAAGATCGATGACATCAAGGGACGTTACGACGGCGGTGTTCTTTCGGATGCCGCGAGGCAGGACGTCGGAAACCTCCAAGACGTGATTAATGCGATGGAGGGCGTGCAGGGCAGCACGGATACCGCGCGGGACAAGGTGGACTTGTACAGCGAGGCTATCGCCGGTCTGCCTCAGAACAAGGTGACGGACCTAGAGGTCAACACCGATCCCGGACGGATTGGGATGGGCAACTTCTATCGTGACCCGGCCGTGTTCGGTCGTCGGTCGGTAGAGGTAGGCATGGACCCGCGCGCAGATGTCTCGCAATTCCAGCGCGAGGTAGACCGGGCTGCCAGGTCGCTACGGCCCCCGACTGTTGGATTCAACTGGACCCCAGGAACTCAGAGGCCCGTCTGATGGCTATTGCACTTTCTGCTACTCCGCTGCCCGATGAGGCGGCTGTGCGGTTGCGTCTTGATTCGGTCGTGGGTTACAACACGATCATTGAGGATTATTCAGTCGCCGGTCTAGCCGCGAATCAAACATATTCGGCGGGTTGGGTCCCGACCGGTGCGGGTATCACCGTTTCAGGTTCGTCAGATCGTATCGGTGTCGCGACGCAGGTTTCAGACGGAACGCGATACGTGACGCGCACTCTGACGGGTCTGACGATTGGGTCGCGCTATTCAGTTACCGTATGGGTTCCGTTCGTTTCGAACGCACAAGTTGTACTCAGTCGGGGTGCGACGCAGGTTCGCTATACGTACGGCAACCCCTCTGCCATGCCATCTGCCGGTACTGGCGCGACGTATCTGGTATACGAGTTCGTAGCCAGTGCGACGACGGAAGCCGTTCGCCTCACGCCTCGCACCGCATCTGGGGGTGTCGCCAATTTCTGGATTTCGGGTATCTCGATTCGACAGGTTCCGACGCAACGCCTCACGTACTATCAAGACCAAGCCGTTAATGATTCTGTCAACTGGACCCAAATTGCGGGCACCCCGGCAGGCGGTTCTCCGGTGTTCACCTCGGGATCATCTGTGGTCCCCACTGGGCAGACGGAGTACAACGTATGGGGCGAGTACAAGAGCACTGGCGTCGGTGTAACCGCGACCTATGCGGGAAACACGCATGGCCTCAGGCGCACCGTGTCGGGGCTCACAGTAGGTCAGAAGTACCGGGTGAACCTCTACTCATGGGCCACGCTGCGGACCTTCGTGAACGGCACCGGCACTACTCAGCCACTTCAAATGGCTGTGGGGGTGCAGGGCAAGGGCATGGGTATGGCGAGCACCGGCAGATGGCTCACGTACGAATTCATGGCGACAGCCACGAGTCATGTCATTGAGGCTCGTATCGTGTCATCTTTCTCCGTCTATGGTGGTAACGACCCGACGCGGCAGACGGTGAACCTGCAACAGTGGATGCTATATGTAGAAGACCTATACGCGTCGCTAACGGACGCTTACACACTCACTAGCCTCACGCGGGCCGACAACAACGGCACGCGTCCCGTGCGGCTCTACGAGGGTCAGGGACTCTCGGATGGGGTCCTGGTGACCGTAGACCCGGAGCCTGCGCTGAGGGGCTTGGTGTCCTACACAGCCGTTGTGCACGACTCCGTAGGCAACACCGACGTCACCGTGTACGCGAGCACGAGCCTGGACAGCCTCGTGCATCGCTCACGCATCGCGCCTGCGTCTATCCCGTCTCAGGGGCAGTGGTACGACCTCGCGCCGGAGATGTCTCTGGGGCGATCCACCACGACCACGTTGGCACAGGTCATCAACCGCCCCGACCCTCTGGTGACGTTGGGCAGCCAAACGCTGCGCTCGGGCACTATGCAGATCTTTGCAAACGACTACCAGATGGGCGCGGCTCTTGAAGCAGTATTCAATCGGGGTGAAATTGTTTTTGTCCGACAGGCGGACCACCCGGGGTTGGACATGTACATTGTCGGTACCCGTACGTCGCTGAACATTCAGTCGCAACTCACGACGCCGCGCCGTTGGATTCTTGAAGTCGATTACAGTGAGGTTGCGGCACCGACTACGTTGCTCAGAGGCTCTATCGGGTGGACCGTTGCTACCTCGTTGGCGCGTAATTCAACGCTGGCGGCTTCGCGCGCTGAATTCCCGACCGTGCTGGACCTGTTGATCGGGCCGAGCGCATGAGCGGGCTAACTACACCCTTCGACCCCGCTTGGTCCTCTCGACTGGGCGGGTCGCTGACACCACGTAGCCATGTCGAAATCACCGGGTCGGGACTTCTGGCTCCGATCACCTTGGACGTCATTAGCGGTGTGATCACCTTCGATGAGGATATGTCTCCGGCTGTCAGTGCATCATTGCAGTGCCACGTGCCGACAGATGCGGCCATGCTGGATCTCCTAGACCCACGGCTCAGTAGAAGGGTCGTCGTCACAGCGGGATACGACGTTCCCGGTGCGACGGAAGATCACGTCTTGTGTGACCTTCTGTTGGTCAGTCGGACTGTGAAGCGGCCGAGCAACACGATGGAGATCAGGGCTGAATCTGATGAGCGCCTGGTCATCGATGGGCGACCAGTTACAGGCGCGCGTTCGTTCAACCAGTATTCGGACGGTGGACAGGCTATCGCGTCCCTGATTCAGTGGCTCGTGCCGTCTGCGGTAGTGAGTGAACGCGTGCCCTATGCAGCATTTGTTGCACCTGGCGACACTCTGTTGATCGACCGTGAAGACAACGTATGGTCTGCGATTCAGGACATCGCTGATCGCATCGGGGCATGGGTTCATCACGACGGGCTGGGTACGTTCATCATCGAACCACAGCCCACCTTGGCGGGGGCGGCCACAGCCGATTTCAAGGTTGGCGTCGGGGGTACGATTACGGCGTCCGAATCCGATTTCAACCGTGAGGAATTTGCCAACACTGTCGCTGTCACGTTCCAGTGGTATGACGGCGCACAACACACTGCATACGGCTATGCAGAAGCGAGCACAGGCCCCTACTCAGTGGCCGCTATCGGTCGAAAGGTCGCCTCAGTGACCATCGACCGTAAGGGGACGGCGAACCAGGCTAAGGCCGCTGCTGAGAACATGCTGAAGCGCGCGATCACTCGCGGGCGGCGGCTGTCTATTGAAGTAGAACATGCGCCGTTGTGGGTTCGCCCGGGGCAGACCGTTACGGTTCAATTGGTCACCGGCTCCCAGCAGCGTCACTTCGTCAAGCGAATTGATTTCGATATTCCATCCGGGCGAGGGCATCTATCAACCCGTCAGCCTGAAGACGTATCTATTACAACAGGGGAGTGATTCCTAGTGTCTGCTAGCACACCAAATCGTGGGTACACCTACGCCACGTCGGACGACGCCAACGACCTGGCGCTCATCTCGCAGCGCCTGGCCGAGCAGATTGACGCCGACGTACAGGGCATTACGACCATCATCGATGGCATCGTCTCCGCGCCGATTGCTGACCTCCCCGTGAATACCGGGTACGTCTCCTACGGCTCTGTGGCCGGAGACCCGGACTTCGCGCTGCCCCGGGTCGTCAAGGAGGGCCGCTTTGGCAAGATGATAGGCGGGTGGTTCGCCCGTAGCACGAGTCTGGCGGTCACGGCTGGCGCGACGGTCGTGCTCGGCACGCTTCCAGCCGACAACCGGCCCACGACGCTCGTGCCAGCGGTCGGCATCCTGAACCTCAGTGGCTCCCAGTCGGCATGTCGCATCTACCTGCGGCCCAACGGGAACGTCGAGATGGTCGCCCTGGCGTCCGGGACCTTCTCGACCACGTCGGCGTCGTTCCTCATGCTTCCGGGCGTTGATTGGGTGAGGGCCTGATGCGCGCGCTCACCCCGCAGACCCGCCGATGGATCTATAGCGTCCTGCTCGCTGCGTTTCCTGTGGCGTGTTTCTACGTCCCGTCCCTTGTGCCTGCGGCCCCGCTGTGGCTGGCCTTGGCCCTGGCACTGCTGAACGTCAACGATCCGTCCAAGACCGGTGAGTCGTGATGGATGAGGATCGGATTACCTTGGCACGTGTAGAGGCGACGCTAGAGAGCGTCGCAAAGGCGCTGGGCGAACTCCGGGAAGACGTCCTGCGGCAACGGGGCGACGTCGTACCCCGAGGCGAATGGCTCCAACGCAACGCCTATGTCGATTCGAAGTTCGACAATCAGGGCGCTGACATCAGCGAGATTCGCCAGGACCTTGCGGCGAAGCGCGCGCCGTGGTGGGTTGTCCTTGCGGCGGGGCTTGGCGTACTTGGGTTCCTGTGGACCGTCTTGGGCCCGGTGCTCACTGCGGCGCAGTAGATCACCAGCCGTCCACGTCCCAGCCGTCGTCACGGGCGATGCCCTCGCGGCATGTCTCGCGCCAGGCGTCCAGCGGGGTAGTGGTGGTGTGGTCATCGGTGTACAACTCCTGAGCGCACTTCTCGACCAACGCAGGGTCCACGCATGAGGACGCAGTAGGGCAGTACGTCTCCATCGGGTCTGAGTTCCAGCCTGCGCAGATGGCGACGATGCCTCCGATGCACAGCGTGAGGATCAAGGTAGACATGGTGCGAGCGGTCTTGGTCATGGTGGGTGCCTCCGGCTGGTGAATTGACAGGCCGTGTGCCCGCCCTGGTGCGTGGTGATGCACGAGCAGGACGACCACGAGCGGGACCGCAAGCACGTCAGCGCGTCGCTGTCCGTGCCGGTGCGCCAGCTGCTCGCGGAGGTGGGGCCGGCGGCCTCGCCCTTCGCGGAGCCGGAGGTGACGCCGGTGCCGGGCGGCGTCGAGCGCACCGCGCAGGTGGACCTCGCGGTGACGCTGCACCGCCGGCACGGCGAGCCCACCACCTGGCTGTACGTCGGCGACGGGGCGGAGCAGCTGCTCGAGCTGACCGTCGAGTCGTGGGCCCGGCTGGCGCCCGCGCTCGACCGTGCGCTGGAGCGGGCGCGGCCATGACGGGCAGCCGGGTACGTGTCGGCCCTGCGGGGCATGATGTGCCGGTGGACGCGACACGAGCCGAGACGACGACCCCCGACGACGCCGGTCTGGACGAGGCGGCGGCCCGCCAGCTCTGGTCGGAGCTGGCCGAGCGGGTGCGTGAGCTGCAGTTCGCGTACTACGTCCGGGACGAGCCGCTCGCGAGCGACGCGGAGTACGACGTCACGATGCGACGCCTCGAGGCGCTCGAGGCCGCGTACCCGGACTACGGGCTGCGCACCCCGGACTCCCCGACGCAGAACGTGGGTGGCACGTTCTCGACGGAGTTCCGGGCGGTCGACCACGTGGAGCGGATGCTCTCGCTCGACAACGCGTTCTCGGCGCAGGACGTCGCGGCCTGGGCGGAGCGGGTGCACCGGGACCTCGAGCGGTCCACGGACGAGGGCGTGCACTACCTGACCGAGCTCAAGATCGACGGCCTCGCCATCGCCCTGCTCTACGAGCGGTCCGGGGACGGGCCGGCCCGTCTGGTGCGTGCGGCCACCCGCGGCGACGGGCGCACCGGCGAGGACGTGACGCTCAACGTGCGGACCATCGCCAGCATCCCGGACACGCTCGCCGGCGACCCGGCCACGCACCCCGAGCAGATCGAGGTCCGCGGCGAGGTGTTCCTGCCGGTCGAGGCGTTCGAGCGGCTGAACGCCGCCCAGGTCGAGGCGGGCAAGGCGCCGTTCGCGAACCCGCGCAACGCGGCCGCCGGGTCCCTGCGGCAGAAGGACCCGAGGGTCACCGCGAGCCGCCCCCTGCAGATGTACGCCCACGGCATCGGCGCGCTGCGGCGGGGCCCCGGGCGCGCGGCGGGGCTCGAGCGGCAGTCGGAGGTCTACGACCTGCTGGCCGGCTGGGGCGTGCCCGTCTCGCCCCACACGCGGGTCGTGCCCGGCCTGGCCGAGGTGCAGGAGATGATCGACCACTACGGCGCGCACCGGCACGAGGTCGAGCACGAGATCGACGGCATCGTCATCAAGGTCGACGAGATCGCCCTGCAGCGGCGGCTCGGCGCCACCAGCCGGGCCCCGCGGTGGGCGATCGCGTACAAGTACCCGCCGGAGGAGGTCAACACCCGCCTGCTCGCCATCGAGGTGAACGTCGGCCGCACCGGCCGGGTCACCCCGTACGCGGTGATGGAGCCGGTGCGCGTGTCCGGGTCGACCGTCGCGATGGCGACCCTGCACAACAAGGACGTCGTCGCCGCCAAGGGCGTCCGGCCCGGTGACATGGTGGTGCTGCGGAAGGCGGGCGACGTCATCCCCGAGATCGTCGGGCCGGTGTCGGCGCTCGCGGACGACGGCTACCCGCGGACGGACTGGACCATGCCGACGCAGTGCCCCGAGTGCGGGTCCACGCTGCGCCCCATGCGCGAGGGGGACGTCGACCTGCGGTGCCCGAACGCCCGCACCTGCCCCGCGCAGGTCCGCGGCCGTGTCGAGCACATCGGCTCCCGCGGCGCGCTGGACATCGAGGCGCTCGGCGAGGTCACCGCCGCGGCGCTGACCCAGCCGGCGGTGCCGGAGACCCCGCCGGTCGTCAACGAGGCGAACCTCTTCGACCTGGTGGCGTGGCCCGCCGACGCGACCCCCGAGGAGCGCGAGCGCGTCCGCGAGCGCAGCTTCGCGCTGCTCAAGAGGGTCGAGGTCGTGGTCCGCGACCCCGAGTCCGGCGAGCCCCGCGTGGACGACGACGGCGTGGTGCGCCGGCGCACGCCGTTCCGCCGCCGCGTGACGTTCGGCGTGAAGGCGCGTCGCGAGGCGGAGGCGCGCGGCGACTCGCTGCCCGCGTACGAGGAGGTGCCGTCCGAGCAGGCCAGGACGCTGCTGGACGAGCTCGACGCCGCGAAGACCAAGCCGTTCTGGCGGGTCCTGGTGGCGCTCAGCATCCGCAACGTCGGGCCCACCGCGGCGCGCGCCCTGGCGCAGCACTTCGGCTCGATGGAGCAGCTGCAGGAGGTGCTCGCCGACGGTGAGCGGGCGCGCCCGACGCTGTCCGCCGTCGAGGGCGTGGGCCCGACCATCGCCGACTCGATCGTCGACTGGTTCGCGGAGGACTGGCACGCGGAGATCGTCCGGCGCTGGCGCGAGGCCGGCGTGGTCATGCGCGACGAGTCCGACGCGTCGGTGCCCCGGACGCTGGAGGGGCTCACGATCGTCGTCACGGGCAGCCTCGAGGGCTTCAGCCGCGACCAGGCCAAGGAGGCCGTGCTGTCCCACGGCGGGAAGGCCTCGGGCAGCGTGTCGAAGAAGACCGACTACGTGGTGGTCGGCGAGAACGCCGGGTCGAAGGAGGCGAAGGCCCGTGAGCTCGGGCTGCGCGTCCTCGACGAGGCCGGGTTCGTGGCGCTGCTGGCCGAGGGGCCGGCCGGTGTGGGCGACGTGCCCGAGGACGAGGCGTCCGGCGACGGGGCAGCCACGGACGCGGCCGTCACGGACGAGGCGCCGTGA